GCCCACTCGGGCCGGCGGTCCTGCCACCCCGGCGAGGTTCCTTTGGGGACCGAGCTCGGTGTGGCCCCACCCGGCCTTTCGGCCGGGGTGCTGGGCCGCACATCGGGTGGCATCACCTTATAGGAGGTGCTGCCATGCCGAGCACGACCCACACCTTGCGGCTGATGGCCGCCTTCCCACTGGTGTCCCACCGCTATCGGCTATTGCTAGCCAAGGCGGTGGGCAGGTGGGTCCACGCCTCGGGCTTCGACTGGACTAAAGAGCGCGTTGGCGCTCTGGTCCAGTATCTCCTGAAGCTCCGAGCCGGGGAGAACCCCTGCAGACCCCCGTGGTGGTCCTCTCGGTACTTAAGTTATGCCGAGAGGGTGGCCACCACGGCCCCCTTCGAGAAGTTTCTCCAGCTCGTCCAGGCCTGGAGGACGGCTCTTACGGCTTATGGCCGTTTGAAGTCCGTGCCTTCCAGGAAGGACGTGGAGAAGTTCGAGAAGGCTGTGGGGTCGGCTCGCATCCTTACCGTGCCTCTCGCCTCCGGGAGGGTAGTCGAGGTGGATACCGAAGATTGGAGATCCCGGTTTCCTTTCCGGGCCCACTTCGGTGTCTCGCCTCGGCAAGTGCTCCCAGAGGTTCGGATCCACAGAGAGGTCCTTCCCAACAACCCGCTGTCTCTTAAGCTCACCACCGGGAAAGGGTATTACACCCCCACCGGTGAGGAGCTATTAAGAGACGCCTGGTGGATCATGCAGGATCACGTCCTGCACCCACCGGGGACCGTGCCGACCTACTGGCCTATGCTCCCGGTCTTGCCGGATTTTCGGCCAGAGCCGGGGCAGGTCAGGGCGCACGGAGCGGTGCGTTGTCGGGTGTGGTCCCTATCTTCGGATAGGAACCGACCGTGGGTCGACCTCTTCTGCTGGATCTCGAGGCTTCCAGCTCGGACGGCCTACCCTGGGGCCCGCTCAGAGGTCATAAAGTGGCGATGTGGGCAGCCCCTCGGGACTGTCCCATCATTCGCCGCTTTTGCCCTTAGCCACCATGCGGTGGTTAGGGCACTCTGGGCTCGGCTAGGAGGCGATCCCAGGTCGGCTCCCTACTGTATTGTAGGGGACGACCTAGTCATCGCTGACCCGAGGTTGGCGGAGGCCTACCGAGACTTCTCCGCCCTTTTGGGGCTGGAGATCTCGGAGCCGAAGTCCCTCGCGGGGAGGCTGGGTGAGTTTGTGGGGAGGCTCATTGCCCCAGATGGT